GTTTTGATTTGGTCGCAGAGACGGCCGCAAATGTTCGGTATTATTTTGGGAGTTTATCATTTTCTTATCAAAGCGTTCCAGCAACATATACAAAATATCAAACCCTTAACGCTGACAATGCGGAGGTTGGGGCAAATAGCGGGGCGAATGCCACTTTAACCATAGATAACATTTTGGCTCAACACGTCCTCGACCCTCCCTCAACCGGCGTCCATATCGTTTCGGCATACGGTGGGTCAGTTCGGGCATGGGCGTCGATAGACAGCGGGTTCGATCCGAATACGATTACGACGGCGGTGGTTTATAAGAACTGCGATTATACGGGAACTATCGCGCTGAACTTACTTCCCTCTGCGCCGCTAGGGATTGTCGATGCTGTTTATTTAGCAAATATTCCGATGGCCATAGCGCCGTCCTATTCGTCAATTTTAGACGCGGTTTATCAGGGCAATATTCCCTTAGCTGTTCTACCTGGATATGTGGCCATTCTTGAGGCGGTCTATGCGGGGGATATTCCTATTGTCCTAACACCCGCCTATATTTCCGCATTGGAAATGATTTATACCGGTGATATTCCACTGGCGATTTCGCCCTCTACCTTGAAGGCGTTTCTTGAGAAATCCTATGATGGAAATATCCCTATTGTTTTCGCACCATCTTATTCGTCAGCTGTGGAGGCGATTTACGCCGGTAATATTGCATTGGTTTTACTCCCCGGTCATCAACTGGTCTTGATAATACCCATCGATAGGGTATGGCGAACTTCTAAGATTGAGACGGAGTGTGTCCTAATGTCGAAGATCGAAACTGAACGTATACTCATAAGCAGGCTTAACGAGAATTAATATGGCGATATATGTTGATTCAACGGGATTTAATATTGTGTTGAATGTCCTCCAGGATATTTCGAATTCAACGGTGAGACGGATTTATTATAAAAAGCCAAGTGCAGAGACCGGCTATTGGGAAGCATCACTGAGAGGCTTAACTGAGATTACCCATTCGATATTGCAGGAAGATTTGGATGAAGTGGGCCGCTGGGAGTTGCAGGCATACGTGGAAACGTCGGGTTGGTCATGCTACGGTGAAATCGTCTATATGGATGTTGAACAGAATATAGAGGCATCATGAAAGTCGGCAAACGCGGATTGAAAATGTCATCCGGGAAGGTCATCCAGTTCCGCTCGAAAAAGGCTAGAGCCAGATTTGAACGAGTCGCACAGGCTTATAAACATGGCTGGAAGCCGAAGAGAAAAAGATGATCGAACTCAAGGCCCACGTCCTGAAACTCCAAAAGATTGAAAACCGAATGGCGGAAATTGCCGGAATGCAATTCCGATTTATGGATGAAGCCCGGCTTTTAGGTAAGGATGGCAAGGCTTATGCAGCTGAATACGCGGATGAACTTGCGCAGGACATCTTTGGGGGCATTAAAGAAGCGGTTGAGCTTGGGATGGAGCTCGCGGAGTCTATCAATGGCTGATAAAAACGTCCAGCTCGAGGTCTTCCGGGTTAAGGTTCGGTTCCTGCTGGAACAGTATGCGGCAAAAATGAAGATATTCATAGCCGAGAACAAAGCGGCAGGTTTGGATGAGAAGGCCATCAAGGCCATACGCGAAAATCCACTATCGCGATGGGCGATGGAGCGCGAAGCGTTGAATAAGGCCATCAAGCGCGAGGTCGCGGGACTTATTAACCGCATTCATATTTGGACTTATACCAGGGAGATGAAGTAATGCCTGAAGGCGAACTTCTCCAGAATGTGATTTTGAGCTCGAATCCCTGCCCGATCTGCGTCGCTGCGGCCGATCAGGAGCCAATGACTTATGAGGAATGGGCAGCCTCCGAATGGGGACTCCCGGGGTCGTCCGCGAGATATTGTGAGGACGATTGTCATTGCTTGCTTATTAGAGTCGATATGTTAGGCGAATTTCCCGAAATCTCTAAGCTGATAAAACTCAGGGGCGAAGAAGGATCGGAGATTGCCGTTATCATCACAATATCGACTGCCGAAGCGGGACTCAAGGACGTCCTGGACGAATGGATTGAAAAATACGGTTACGGCAAACTCCCACCTGAAATATACGATATGGATCCCTATGAGGTTGAGGCATATTTACGAAAGCTAATGAAGAAATTAGAGGGCGGCCAATGAGTGTCAGGATAACGGGAGTCGCCGAAGTGAAGCGGCAATTCGCTGCCATTGAGGAATTTTTGGCTTCGCCTAAGCCGATGGAAGGTATTGTTGCCGATATTAAAGATATCGTCCTCATTAAGACTTCAAGCGGACTTGATTACATGGGCCATAGTTTCAAACCGTATAGCGAAGACTACGCAAAAAAGAAAAAGGGAATGACAGCAACAGGAAGACCGAATCTGAAGGTATCGGGGACAATGCTTGGGGCGATTAAGACCAAGGTTGAGAATCCGCGGCATGGTGCAGTTTTTGTTTCATTGGTCGGCGAACCAGGAGCGAAGATTAGTTCATCGGAGTTAGCGGAAATTCATAACGAGGGCAAAGGGAAACAGGAAAAAAGGGAATTTATGAACCTTGCTCCATCGGCTGTTCAGAAATTAACCAAAAAACATTATGACGACCCGATTTTGGTCCTGGCGAAGGCCGCGAGGGGGAGATAATGCCATTAAATATTTCTGTCAATCTTCGCGCAAAAGTCGATAAAGTTTATGTCTCAAAAAAATATGGTGTCGGTTGCTGGCACATCAAAGCATGGGCCGGGAACGGAATTATCCCTATTTGCGATGGCGTAGCTCTGGTTCATGCTCACCGTCTTTATATTCATTGGGCCGAAAGGTAAAAGATGAGTAGGCGCGAATCGTATCACGTTTATCCCATCCACGAGCAGCATCGGCATATTCTAGACGGCACTTTCTGCCCATGCGACCCGAAGGTTGAGCATTATGAAGATCGGGATTTGGTGATTCATAACACGGCCGAAGAGGCCAAGAAGAAGGCGAATTGAAGCTCAACCGCACGAAGCGGTAAGCGAATAAATTTTAGGAGGCCAAGAATGGCTACACAAGATGACGCCGCCAAGAAAGCGGCCGAAGATGCGGCTAAGAAAGCCGAGGAAGACAAGGGTAAGGCCGACGACGGCATTGACCCGACAATCGCGGCCCTGATGAAGAGCCCCGATGAAATCGCCGCCCTGCTAAAGACGAAGCGGGACGCGAATGCCGAAGCGAAAAGCTATCGCCTGAAACTCGAAGCCAAAGAAAAGGCTGAGACTGAGGCGAAAGAGGCGACCCTGAAGGAACAGGGTAAATTTAAGGAATTGGCCGAGAGTGCGAAAACCGAGAGCGAGAAGGCCATAACTAACTTCAAGAAAAAGTTGGTGGACCTGACCCTCAAGAATGAGGCCATCGCCCTGAACTCGATTGACCCGGACCTCGCGGTCCTGGCCGTCGATAGGGCGGGTATCAAAATCTCGGACGACTTGGAGACCGTAGAAGGCGCGAAAGAAGCCGTGGCGGCCCTGGCGAAGGCTAAGCCCCACCTCTTCACAGAGATTGGCGGGATACCGCCCCCGGGGACTCCGAAGCCGCACCTCAAGGGAATTTTACAGCCGGTTGCTGGCGAAAGTACCCACAGCCGGATAACGCGGGGACTCGAAGGAAAGAAAAATTAAAATCGGCCCCCGAAAGGAAAAAAACCACAATGCAGACTCTCATTGAATACAGTAAACAGACGCAGGACCCCATTCTGAGCGGCGTCATCGAGACGTTCGCCAAGTCCTCCGTCATCCTGGACGCCTTGCCTTTCAAGAGCATCCAGGGGAACGCGCTGGCCTATAACCAGGAAAGCGTTCTCCCCGGGATCGGATTCCGGGGAATCAACCAAGCGTACGACGAAAGTGTCGGCGTCCTCCTGCCTTTTACGGAGAAGATCAAAATCATGGGCGGTGACATGGATACCGATAAGGCCCTCGTCAAAATGTACGGCGCATCCCGGCGGGCGACGGACATTCTGATGCAGTCCAAAGCGGCCTCGCTTCGTTTCTCAAAGGAGTTCTTTGACGGCGACGAAGCGACGGATGTAAGGGGCTTCGACGGCATCAACAAGCGGCTCGCCGGCAACCAGGTCATTTATGCCGGGGACAATGGCGCGAATCTCAGCAAGAATATGCTCCTCCGGCTCATCGATGCGATCGATGAAAAGCCGGATCTTCTCGTTTGGGGAAAGGCATTCGACCGCCAGGTCGATAGCCTCTACTCGGGGAGCACCATCATCTCGATCGACAAGAACCAGTGGGGCGAGCGCGTCAGGCTATTCGACGGGATTCCGATCGGAATCGTTGACAAGGACCACCTGGGCAACGTCATTCTCGATTTCGACGAGACGCGCGGCAGCTCTGGCGCCGTCTGCGGATCGGGCTATGCTTTCAAGTTCGGCATCGATCAATACGTGTCCGGACTTCAGAATGGCGAGCCCGAGGGAATAGACCTCGGCGAAATTGATTCAAAGCCGGTCTATCGGTATCGCCTGGAATGGCTGATCGGTATGGCCATGTTCCATCCCCGGTGCGCGGCCAGGCTTGCGGGCGTCACCAAGATCACTGGAATCGTTTAAGGAGAAAGTCATGAGTCACGAACAAAGCACAATCATCAAAGACGACGAGCTCGTCCTCAAATCGAGCGGCCTGCAGGGTGTTGGCACCGTGACGAGCGCGGGCAAGGCGATCGGACCTACGGGGCTGGTCAAGGCCGTCATCAACGTCACGGTCGTGGCGAGTGGCGGCACGCTGGACGTCCACCTGGAGGAAAGTTCCGACGATGCCGTAGCCGATGCCTATGCCGATATCGCCAATGCGGTTTTCTCGCAGATTACCGCCGTCGGCATCTATGAGCTCTATTTCCGGGCGGCCGAGAAGTGGAGCCGGTATGTCGGCGTCGTGGGCACGGCGGCCGTGACCTGGGAAATGCTCATCACCACGGCCGAGAGATAAGGAGGAGCCATGCCGACCTATATTCTGCAATTTCCAGGATCGGATTTTACCGGGTTTAGGGGCGGCGTTGACTTCTACGGCGGTAGGGGATCGACGAGCTCAAAGGCGGATGCGAATCTCCTCGTCTCTAAACTTGGTTGCCTGATCGTCGAACCCGCAAGTGAAATCAAGACCGAGGGGGCTCCAGCTGGGGCCCTTTCGGCCACATCTACGCCAGAAGATGAACCACGGCGAGTTTTCGTCAATAAGGCGGACCGCGAGGCACATGAGAAGTTGGTCCAGCGTCTAGCCGGAAATGAATCAAGAACGGGCGTCCGAAAGGGAGGCAGGAAAAAATGAGCTATATCGTAAAGCTGAGCGAAGACCAGGCCGTGCAAAACGCGGCTTATCCCATAGAGGTCAAAGTCTATTCGGCTGGTGTCCAGGTTAAGCCATCGGCGGCTGCCGTCGTCATTAAAGACCCGGACGGGACGGAAATCCTTGCCTCTACCGCGATGACCGTGAATGGGACGACCGGAACAATGACCTATTCACTTGCGGCCGCGAAGATGGCGGACCTTTGGGAGAACGCCGTCATGGAAATCGCCTATACGATTTCTTCCGTTGTCTATAAGGCGATATTCTTTTTCGATGTCGTTCTCAATGCGCTGATTTGCAACGTCACGGATGATGATCTCAAGGCTTATTTCCCACAGTTGGCCGATGAGATATGGACGGGGACAGTAAATTATAGCGGCCAGATTGCCGAGGCATTTGCGACCGTCAAGCGGCTGATAAAAGACAAAGGCCGGCGGCCGGCGATGCTGATTGACGGCTCTCAGATTCGGGAACTTGTCATCATTAAGAGTTTCGAAATGATCTTCTTCAACTTTGCGACAGACCCCGAAAGCATCTGGTGGAAACGATACGAGAAATACGCCGAACTGTTCACGGCGAGATTCGCGGCGCTCCAAATCAAGTATGACGAGGATGAAAGCGGGACGATTGAAACCGATGAAACGGAGGGGATCGGCAATTTATGGCTAATTAGATGACACCATGACAACAAGCAAAATCCGGATACTTATTGAGGCCATTGAAACGCGAATGACCGCGCTCGAATTTAAGGCGACGAATGCCGTCTTCGATTTCGACAGTGTTCCGGATTCGATCATCGATAAAGCCTTTAGGATCGAAAGCCGTATCATTGAGAACCGCTATCACATGGATAATCATGCGAACCCGCGCGAAGAAATTGCAATCTGGATTGCTTATAAAACGAAGCGCGATGCTAGGGCGGCATGGAAAGCGGGCCTAGACGACAGAGAAATGATCGAAGACGACCTGGTTAACGATCCGACGATCATGGTGCTTGATTCGGATCCGCTGCTGGCGCTTGATTCGGACGCATCGGGGCAAAAATATCTTAATGATTATCTCGTTTCAAAACTGGCCTTTACGGCCGATTATTTAAGAATTCTTTCATGAGGTGAAAACATGGCAAAATTCGTATGGCTCCGCGACTCGGCCTTCCCGCGTACGGGGCCGCGATTAGAGAAAGGGAAGGAACACGACGTGGAAACATACGGATTGAGCGTCGTGGAGGAATGGGTTAAACAGGGCGCGGCGGAAATGGTATCCGAAGGGGCGCCGATATTGAAACCCGAGAAGAAAGAAAAGGCCGCAAAGCATAGCGGCGGGAGAGAAAAATGACTACTCCGGTTTATCCATCAAAAAGGTTTTACGCGGCTGGGTTCAAACTCGGAAGCGCTTGGGGTGACGCGGTCGCCCTTGGCACGACCAACGGAATCCTCATTGAGAGCGACGGCAACCCGTCACTCAAGCAACCCTATAACGCGCATGAGGATATCGACGCCATAATGCCGAAGGACGGCGACTTGGGGCCTATCGCGGCCATCGATTTTTCTCCGGATTATTCAGAACGGTACGATCCCGGCCCGTTGGGTTCGATGATCGCGGCACTTTTTGGTACTTCTCCGGCTCCCACGCCTGCGCCTGGAAAGTTATATACCGTCTCTGCGGCCAATAACAAGATCGATTTCGATCAGGGTGGCGAGAGTGAACTGCATGCAACCGTTGCTTCTTTGACGACATATACGGGAGCGACACTGGCCACGGCGATCGCATTCGCATTGAATGCAGTTCAAGGTGTTTCTCCCACATTGGTTTGCTCATATAGCGCGACGACCGGGAAATTTACGATCTCGCAAGCCACCGGGGAACTCAACCTTCTATGGGAATCGGGAACGAATACATTGACCAACATCGCGACACTCTGCGGTTATTCCAAAACCGGTGATGACACGGGCGCTCTTACCTATACTTCCGATACGGAAACCGTCGGGGTCTATAAGCACGTTATGGATTGGGCCGATTACATCAGTCTTTTCGGCACGTTCGCCGTTGAACGGCCAGGGACGATCCTCGAGGTGCCCTCTGCTATGCCGATGAAGTACAACCTCAAGGTCGCGGGGGGATTGCTCAAGGGATCCATCGGGCTTCGGGGAGATACGGTCGTTGTCGTTGGTGCTACGAATACGGACTCCGAAATGACCGCCCTAACTTATCGGGATAAGAGCAACCGAATTAAATTCGGCCACGGCGTTGTTCGCATGAATGCAGAGGCCGATGGGGCCTTGGATAGCAATGACGTCCTCGAGGTCAGCGATATCGATATCGCCTATGAGCGGATGATTGACGATGTTCATGCAGCCGGGAGTGATAGCATCATCCTACCAAGGGAAAAGGGCTTCAAGATGACCGTCAAGGTCACGCTCCCGCGCGATAGCGCAGCCAATCAGGCTTACCTTGCGACGTTCCTCGCTATGACGGCTCAAAAAATGGACATCACATTCACATCGCCGGTTGTCGCAGGATCTGGCCTTTATTACTCCCGGACATACGCCTTCCCCCGCCTGAAATTCACGGAGCCGCCCGTCGCTCCGCTCGCCGACATCATGACGACCGTCCTGACAGGTGAGGCTGAGGAATCTATTGCAGAAGGCGGCCCGACAGGCATGACCGGACACTATCGGCCCTATATCGAGGCCGTGAATCTCCAGAGCACGGGCTATCTGGCGTAAGCGAAACGAACCGAGGGGCGGGCCGGACAGTTCGCCCTTCGGATTTTTCTTAGGAGGCCAAGCATGGCAGAACTGAAATTTCCGAAAGCGTCGGTTTTTCACGCCTTCGCGCTCCAGACGGAGCTTATCGATCCGCCAGTTATCAAACTCGAACTCACGCCGGCCGGCGGAAAGGAAAGGCTGAAGCAAGCCTTGGGATGGGCGGAAAAATTTAGAGGCAAAGAGGATATAAAAAAATTATCGCCCAGGGAACGCATTGAACTCCTCGATATTTTTGAAGATGTAATCCCCATTGTCTCAAAGCACATCATCGGTTGGGATTTAACAATAAGCGGAGCGCCGATTCCCTGCACGGACGAAGAAAAGGCGACGTGGCTTGAACCGCTCCTTTGGGAAATGGTGGAACCCGAGGCGACCGCAGGCGGATTCGATCCCGGCGATGGTGAGGAAAAGACTGGGGGATGGCTCTGGTCGGCCATCATGGAAATTATTTCCGACCGCAGGGACTATCTCTCATGGCTCGTAATATGGGGCAAGGCGACGGCGGTGGGGGAGATAGGAAAGGGAAGCCATCCGGCGCAAAATCCGCCGCCGCTAGACGATCATTCGGCAGCCGTTGTGAATTGGTACTATGAGAATGTCACGCCATTTGTGAAAGATCATGGACTCATGGCGGAACTAATCCGGGGACTTGGGCTTAAGGGCGAAGAGAGACTTATCACATTGGCTAAATTGAATGTCATCTATGAGATGCAAATGAAACAGAGACGGAACGCGACGGCGGAGGAAAACAGTTGAGCGAAGTCCGCATTGACGTCTATGCCGATACCCACGGCGCGCCGAAGAATCTAAAGGACGTTGAAACTTCGCTCAGCGGAGTCGAAAAGGGCGCTGGGGTTGCCGATAAAACGATGGGCGGATTGTGGAAACAATTCGCCATCGGTGAACTCGCTGTCAAAGCACTACATAAGGCCTATGCCGTATTTAAAAACCTAGTCGTTGACAGTATTAAAGGCGCAATCGACGAAGAAAAGGCAGAGAAGGACCTTCAAGCCGCCCTAGAAATTACAGGGCGGACCGTCGAAGGGAACCTCAAGCATTATCTTGACTGGGCTCAGGCGAAGTCGAAAGTTACGCTCTACACGCATGAGGAGATTCAGGACGCCCAGACGCTACTTCTCACACTGGTGAATCTCGATCAACAGGGAACTGACCGAGCCATAAAAGGTGCGATGGGCCTAGCGACAGTCACGGGAATGGACCTCCATTCGGCCACGATGAAGATTGTACTGGGATTGAAAGGACAAGAGGTAGGGCTCAGCCGGGTCGGAATCAAGGTTGCCGAAAACCTGACGGCGGAAGAGAAGCAAGCGTCATTTCTTGAGCAGTTGGAAAAACTTTATCAGCGCTCGACGAAAGAAACGGAAACCTTCGGCGGCTCTCTCAAACAACTCAAAAAATACTGGGATGAATTACTGAAAACAGCCGGCGGAGTCATTGTTAAAAACGAGTCGGTCCAGAAGGCAATGAAAGGCGCGAAGGAAGCGATTGATAAACTTGCGGCTTCGCCGGAGTTCTTACTCTGGTTGGATAATCTTACGAGGCTTTTAACTATTGCCGCCAAAGAGGCCGCGAAGTTCGCGGGAGATATAAAATTTATCGCAGAATGGAATTTCAATCTGACAAAGGCCGATAAAGAATTAGCCGAACAAAATATAAAGCTCGAGGCCGCAATAAAACGGGCTGCGGCAGCCGGACATGACTATCGTGCAAGAATGGCCGCTATCACGGCGGCGGCCCAAGCGGCCAAACCTGCAATCAATGAGGTCGGGAACGCTGTCGTAGATGAAAGCAATAAAATATCCGAACTTATTAAAAATTTAAAAACTCTCGCCGATAATACGGAAGCTACACATCCTTCCATTGCAAAATTAGAAACGGCTTTTAATAATGCTTCAAAATCAGGGACTGTCTTGAATGCAGACCTGAGGCCCATAGCTGAACGATTGATTGAATTAAAAGTACAGGCTGGCGAAAAAGTTCCGACGGCGCTTGCGATCTTTGCTGGAAAACTCGGAGAAACGGCTGTTCCGATGAATCGATTCAAGTTGACTGTTGAATCTATTGAATTAGCTTTATGGAGACTTGGATTTGCTGGCACAGGAACTGTATTGAAACTCGGAGAGACTATCGTTCCCTTGGATCGAGTGAAATTGAGTCTGGGGAAATTGGCGGCAGGCATGGGCATCATGACAGAGGATTGGATTAGACATCTTGAGGATATGGAAAGGGAAACCCGAGAAAAAATGGAGAATATTCAACGCTGCATCGACGCTGCTTTCAGCGGGATTAATACGGCAGTCTCGCAATCTTATACTAATTGGTCGATCAAACTTAATAATCAGGCGATTAAACTCGATAAGTTTTATCAGAGTGAATTGAAGAAAGAACAAACGACAGCCAAAACCAGGGAAGAGAATATTGACGCCACACTAGCAAAGGAAATTGAAGCGATAAACAAAAGTCAGATGACTCACGAGCGGAAAGAAGCCGCGATTGCATTGGCAAAGGAAAGGGCCGATAAAAAGAAGGCGGCGAGTGAGGAAGACTATAATAAAAAAGTCGATGCAATTAATGCCGAATCTGAATTGAAGCGCGCGGAAATCCAAAGGAAACAGGGTGAGAAACAGAAGGCCATAGCTATTGTGATGGCTGTTATCAATACAGCAGAGGCCGTCACTAAGGCCTTAACCGGAGCCATTCCGCCTTGGAATCTCATTCTTGCAGGAATCGCGGAAGTGGCCGGTGCCATCCAAATCGCACTTATCAAAGCGCAACCTATCCCCCTGGCAACTGGCGCGATTTTTAAGAAGCCCGCTATGTTGAGTTCAGCTGGCGGGAACACTTACGAAGTCGCTGAGGCCGGAGAAGCGGAGATCGTCAGTTCTCCGCGCCGATTAAGAGAGGCGATCATGGGAAGCGATCGGGGCTATCGGACAGAAAGACCCATTATCAATCGAATTCAAATTTTCCTCGATAGCCGAGAGATGAAAAATTTCACCATAAATTCAGTCCGCGAGGGGGGCAGATTGGGGTTGCTCGGAGTAGTCGGAAAGGCGATGTCATAATGTCATGCCTCGTTTGTTATAGGAACCGCTGGCGGAATGGGACGATCAAAGCCGTCTCATCTGAGGATCCCCAATGTTCAGCCGAATATACGCAGGACGATTCGCCTCAATTATTCTGGCGATCTGAAGATGTCGATGAGACGGTGACGATTGACTGTGATTTGGGAGCGGAATATGAATATAACTTCATCGCACTTCTTGGCCATAATCTAACCTCAAATCCGGCAACGGTCATCAAAGTTGTAGGAGCACATGATTCTGGATTTACCACTCCCGATGAGGATACGCTGACGCATCACGCCAACTGGCTCTATGAGATTCTCGGGACGGCCAGGACGAACCGTTATGTCCGAATCTCGATATTAAATGCGACGAATCCTTCGGGATATCTCCAAGTGGGAACTATCGTCGTCGGCAAGGGCGAATATTTCAACCGGATGCCGAGCGTACCGTATCAAGCCGGACAGAAGAATGAGACCGAAATCGAATCTTCACCTTCGGGCAATATTTTTACTGTGCAAGAACGGCCTTCGGCTTTTGTAATTAATCTACTTTTCGTTGGCCTCGACCAAACTTCGGGAGTCATGGTCGAGACATTAATAAAAGAAAATGCATCATTTTTAGGATTTGTATTATGCCTTGACTCAGGGAATCCAAATAGTAAAAGCGATTGGCTCGTACTTACGGAACAGACATTGCTGACCTGCGAAAAAGTGAATTATTGGACATGGCAACTCAACGCCGTTGAGGTTCTCTGATGTCTATTCTCGGACCGCCATATGATTTAACGGCGGCGGCTATCAATAGTTTAGAAGTTGAACTTAACTGGAAAAACGCCGGTTATCACGATACTAATAGAATTGAACGGAAAATATCTGGCGGCCAATTTACGGAAATATATTCTGTCGGAGGATTCGATACATCTATTCTCGATGGCTCCGTCAGCGATGGGACGGCTTATGTCTATAGGGTCATGGCCGAAACCGGCGGAGAATATACGGAGTACAGCAACGAGACGAATGCGATAACGCCGCTTCCGGCTCCATCCGGGCTTTCGGGATATGCACAAGCAGAGGACGATCCGCCAACCTCATTTAAGGCCGTACTATCATGGGTCGATAACTCACAGAATGAGGATGGGTTTAATGTTTATCAAGGTGAAGATATTATTCATACCACGGCGGCCAACGTCAAAACCTATACCGTGACGGGGTTAACGCCGAATGCGAAATATAAATTTAGGGTTCGGGCCTTTAATGCAGCGGCGGGAGATTCGCCGTTTTCAAATTCACTCTGGCTCACGATGGGCAATCTTCCGAAAATGCCGACGATGCTCACGGCGGTCGCGGATGGGATGTATAATGTTCGGACCAACTGGAAAGACAATTCTGACAACGAGCTGGATTTCCATATTGAACACACCAAGGAATATGACCTCCAACACCAACCGGCAAATTTCGAAGAAGTCGGTATTGTTGGGGCAGGCATAACAACCTATGAGGATTTGGGACTGACTGAACGGACTCAATGGTGGTATCGCGTCAGGGCGCACAATGCAAGCGGTTATTCGGAATACAGCAATATAGCGACAGCCTGGACATGGGATATAATCTCTCCACCGTCAAATCTTGTCTGCACGGCGGCCAAGGTCGAAGGATTTTACGGCGTCGAATGCGTCTTTGATGATAATTCCAGCCTCGAAGATAGCCACATCATTGAGCGCAATACGGGCGAGGGTTCATGGGAAGAAACAGGAATTGTAATCGCAACGCTCGAGCCGAATCAGACGTATTATCATGATGTGTTTGCCTTTTCGGGGGGCGTCGTAGGATCGACTTATACCTATAGAGTTCGGGCCTTTGCGGAAGACGCTGACCCCCAGTATTCGGGATACAGTAATGAATTCGAAATCACCGTTCCCGACGTTCCCGATCCCCCGACTAACCTAGCCATCCCTACTAACGATTATCAAGATACCTGGACGCGGTTGACATGGACAAAGACTTCCGGAGAAGTTGGATATAGCATTGAAGTTAGTGAGACGGACGATCCGGATGATTTTTATGAAATCATGCGGATTTGCGCTGGCGTCGAGAGCATGAAAATTAGTCGATATTACAATGTTGAACTCGACGTGTATTCGGAACTTAAACCTTCAACTCCTTATTGGTTCCGAATCCTGGCCTATAATGGGGCCGGAGATTCGGCCTATTCTAATGTCGCAACGGTAACGACGCGGGCGGTTTATCTCGCCTCGAAGTTCGAGAGGCTTATCAAAAGAAGCAAGCCCCGACTCATTTTCCTCGTTAAGGCGAATCCGCTCATGGACCTCACGGGATGGACGATAACGCTCGAGCAGGAATTCACCTATGAGACGGAATTCGATGAGGACGGCGCGCCGCTCATCGCGGTTTATGAAAACGGGGTTGCGCTCACAGCCAAGACTTCAATTGTTGATATCGAGGAGTATGCCGGGACGTATTGGCATGATATCGACAATAAGAAAGTCTATATTCATACGACCGGCGGCATTCACCCCGCCAATTATCTCATAACAGGTTCCTTCTGGATTTATTTGACGACATGGCAGCGCGGGGCGACGGTCTATAATGGCAATAATTATCTCCCCCTCGTTGCGGCCGACGGTATTCCTGATATATCGCAGGTGATTCAACCATTTTATAAAGGTACATTTGCCGTGAGTTCGGGAACCGCGAATCTCATCAATGGTAAGATTCGCAAGGCGTTTTATTTCGATCAAAGATTTGCAAAATATCATTGGCTGAATCGAAGGATTAAAATTCTTGCTGGTGGTGAGGATTTTATTTATACCGAGTTCGCACCCATCAATACGGGTTCAATAGATTCCATTTCTATCGATGATCATAGGATGAGCCTTGATCTTCGCGACCTTCGGGACGGACTTCGGGGCGATCTTCCTAAGGAAAAATATTTTTATGATTTATTTCCTTTGATGGATGAGAAACGTATTGATACCGAAAGGCCGTTCGGATTCGGGGCCATCACAAAGGCCGTCCCGGTCTGCATCAACGTAGGAAGCCGCGTTTTCGAATTCCAGGCGGGCCGGGTCCAGTTAGTTTCGGTCACTCAGAATGGGACGACGTTGGAGGCAGGTACGGATTATTTTATCGATTATCAGCGCGGTCATATCACGCTCGCGCGGGAACTCGCGTATGATGTTTCGGATATTATCCTCGTGAATTTTACGGGCGACGTCAATACAGCCGATGAGGCCAATGTCAGCGGAGCAGAAATCTTCCTCGATATTTACCGGATGTGGCTTGGGTGTTCACTCGCCGACATGGACCTCGACGCGATCTATGCGACCAAAATTGCTCATCCGGAAGCACTCTCTCTCTATCTTCGAAAGGCCAAAGATTCAGGAGAGGTTGTCCGTATTATTGAACAGACGATTCAATCTTATACCATGCAGGACGGCGAGGGGCGGCTCGGGATTCGGGCCGAACAGACGACCCCAACTTCCGGTGCGCCTTACGTTTGGAATGTCCATGTATTCGATTTTAAGGCGATTAAAAGCCAGGATCAACTTTATTCGGAAATTCAAATTTCTTATGGTGAAGATCCTTCGGCTGACATTTATGCCGTGACTCAAATACTCCGGCCGTCGATAACATGGCGGCATGGGGTCAATAAAACGCTCCCCATCACGGTCGCTCTATCCGATATTGAAGATGCTCTTGGGGTCGGATTGGCCATCGCCGAAGTCATGGAGCGCCAGCAAATATCCTTCACAATTCCTCGCGTCCTCTATACCTGCCTGCCCGGGGATATCATTTATTTTAATCGAACCAGGTTCCCATCGCTGACCGGGACGGCGGCGAATCTTCCGGTCAAACTTCTTGGGATATCAAAACTCATAAGCTCCGGAAAGACAGCAATAACGGCGGAGGTCATCAATGTCGAATAAAGGTAATATCGCCAGTTCTTCCGACCTTGGTGGACATATCGGGGCCGATTGGAAGAAAGTTCATAAACTTTGGGAGAATATCCAGAAAGAGGGATCTGCCGTCGTAACGCTTGTGCCGACATCTGGGACAATAACGCTGGGTGTGAGCGAAAGAACTCTGCATTACATAAAAATTGGTCGATTGGTCATACTCACCGGACATTTAAGTGTTGATTCAGTAAATTCACCTTCGGGAGAATTGAAAATAACTGGATTGCCTTTTCTGCAGGGAAATTATCCGCCAGCTTCGATTTATTCATATATGGCTGCCGCGTCAGTCTATGCCAATGGATTGGCGGCAACCGCAACGACAGCGATACAGGGACTCATTGAAACCGAGAATGGTCAGACAAAGATTTACCTTTCAAAATTCGTCGCGGGTCAACAGGCTGATCTAGCCGGAGATATTATTCCTGATACACAATTTCAAATTACCGCGATATATTTTATTTAGGAGAAATAAAGATAGTTATGTGTATCTTCAAAAAGCCCTGGATTGAAGTGACGGTCTGCGCTGTGTCGCGTCTAATTCCGAATCCCTATTGTCCATCTATGATCCGGCAAAAATTCCGCAAGGGCAACGAGCCGAAAATGCCATGCGCCTTTCATGTCAAGCCGCCCGACCCGCCAGAACCTACCGCCTGGCGACTGGTCTGTGAACAAACGGGGGATCTCGTCAATCAATGGTGTCCGAATCCGGTGAATCGGGAATATCCCGAAAGCCAGGTTCCGACGTTCGTCTGTATTGTCCATAAAGAACCGCTAGTTATGAAGCGGATTTGCAAGGATACGGGAAATTTGATCAATCCCTATTGTCCCAATCCAATCGATTTCTGGTATCCCCAAAGCCAAGTACCGACTATCGTCTGCTATATCCATAAAGAGCCAATCCCGAAATGTCCGGACCCCTACCCGAAGGGGAAACTCCGCGTGGTCGTCTTCTCGCTCCTGGGCGGCCTGGCGATGAAAGAAACGTCCGAATGGCCGGACGCCCAATTGCCGAGATATTACGACGCCCTGGTCCTCGACCGCGTGAACGCCGAGCGGTATGTCTCGACCTGCAAGCCGGGCGACCCCTACGACCCACTCGAATACTGGCAACTCGAGGATCCCAACTATCTGAACGTCGTCAAAAAACGGCTCGACCTCATGCGGGAGCGGGACCTGACGGCGATCATCTGCCTGCAGCCATACCGGGGAACGATCAGCGACGATCAGGCCCGCTGGCTCATCCGGGCCCTGCGTGGCTATCCGATCATCTGGGAGTGCGTCAACGAGCCGACTTCGAACGACCGGCAGGCCCAGCTGGTCGGGATCCTCAAAGCGGAGGGCGTCCAAAATAAATTTATTCAAATTCAATGGACCGATTCCAGCGATTTTAAAAGACTCCTACGAGACGATCTAAACGGCGAGGGACTAGCAACCTATCATTGGACGGGAACGATGGAAACAGTCAACGCGCCCCATCCGAAAGGTTGGTCGACTTCCGCTGGCATGATGGAATATATGAGCCTCGGAATGTATGGCTCAAACGATGGCCAGGATACGATGCGAGCGGCGAAGGGACTTAACTTCTGGCTCCACGACCATCATAATCCACCGATAACCGAATACCGTCGGCCGAATAATCCGCAGTTGAGAAAGGTCGCGGCCTGGATGCGAGCGCACGGCAAGGGACACGTCGAGCATCTGTCGGCGGCGGCCTATCAGCGGAGTGCGAAGCCGAACATGGACGACGCGATCGCGATCGGCCACGGCGAGCGGCTGGCGCTGTCCCTAAATTTGTAACAGAGTTAACCTTTTTGTCCCGTTTCGTTCCCCTTTCTTCCGGCCATTTCCCCCGATAAATAATTCATTCAAGGTAGGCCACCAGGGGCGTTCGAATCCCCCTCCCTCCGTATCTGATTTATTTTATTATCAATCTTTTATATCGAGGGAACAAATCTTTGTCCCCAATTTTGCCGTCACATCCAGTTTTTTGGCTTGTCCGGGATGGGTATATCGGAGCGTTGTTCTCATGTCGCTATGCCCCACGAGTTCGCGCACGAGAGAGGGATCCGCGAGCTCCACGGCCCGCGTCGTGAACGTATGCCGAAGCCAATGGAAGGTGAATTCAGGAATGCCGAGTTTATCCCGGAGTATATAGATTGCCTTGGAAATAACGCGGGGATCCCGCCGGCCGATGGAAAAAACATAATCGTCTTTTGTCCGTGGCTGAGTCTGAATTATTACAAGGGCGGATTCAGATAGATATATAAATTTTTCCCGTTGTGATGGCTGCCGGCCGCGCTTGCGGAATTTCGTCTCAGAGATCCGAAGACGGGCCAGGTTATTTTCGATCTGGCTATGTCGAAGGAAAAGAATTTCCGATAATCGCGCTCCGGTCAATAGCCCAAATTTAACGAGATCATAAAGTATCGGTTTTATTATTCCCCCGGGTTGAGCGTCGTCCCGGATTTTTCTGAGATTTTGGAGGAGGACTTTGATTTCATCATCAGTTAAAGCTCGGCCGGTTTTTGCATCCTCAATAAAATATTCATGGCCGTCGAGCGGGTTCGATCGAAGCGCCCGTTCTTTCACGGCTAGACTGAATAGATGATGAAGAACAGAAAAATACCGATTGACGGTTGAATGCCGCCGATCCTCGAGGAGTTTGGCTTCGAGTTTTTGGAAGTCATCCTGGCCATAGGCGATGAGGCGCTTGTTTCCCATGAGTTCGACGGCATGATTGAGGCGCTGGATATCCCGATCGAGCGAGCCCTTGCCGGCCTTTCGCTTCTTATAGACTTCGAGGAATTCGGCTAGGGTAATGGATCCTGCAGATATCGGCGCCATAAGCCCAAAGTGCTCAGCCGTGATCTCCTCGTCGATCTGGTCCATCCTGGCCGATAGCATTGATTCCTGACCCTTCTTTATTTTAAGTGAGCGGTAGTATGCGACGCCGTCGATCATCCGCTTGTACCAATAAATTTTGTTACGTAAATAGACGCCCATCATGACGGCCGCAGCGGCTTCACGGTTGCCTTCATCATCTCAACGTTAATATCTCTATACTCAAATTCTTTTTTACAGCGGGAACATTTGGCGGTGACGATTCCGGTCCCGTCGGCCGAATCCCTGGCGATGATCTGCGCGCCGCAGTTGGGGCAAGGAAAGATAAGGAAACGCATGGGATAACTATTTCTTTTTTTGAACCTTCGCTCCTTATTGCCATTGAATACTATAGGTTGTTTTTGATTTATTCATCGCGTTCTTTTTTGAATGGTCAGAATCCGGAAATAAAATCGACCAACCTGCGATTTCGTTTTGATTTAAATCCGTCGAAATCGTATCGATATATGTATAATCAAAATCAAGAAGATAGCCGTTTGTTTTTCTTAAATAAATATAAATTTTCACATTAAATGCCTTCGCATAGCCGATATTTTTCACAATCCCTTTATAAGTAAAAAAAGAATAGCCATCAATGAAAATTGGCCCTTCGGTCATTATGACATTTGCTCCCACCGGAGGAATCGTCGTGGTCGTGGTAGAGGTAGTGGTAGAAGTGGTGGTGGCAATAGAGGTGGTGGTGGTAGAGGTGGAGGTAGTAGTAGTGGGCGTTGTAGGCGTCCCGTTGCATCCGGCTAGAAATAAAATAAAAAGAGAAAGCGCGATATGCGAAAACTTTTTCATGATTCCCCCCAATTACTTTTTTTTGATATCGATAAGATCCATTAAAAGTTTAGTCTTATAGGAAATTTCTCCGCGTTCTAAATCAGTTATGAAAAGATCGGCGGGGGAAACTCCAAGAGCATCCGCAATTTTAATGAGATTCTGAAAATTTATGCTCCGCCCCTCTTCTATTGCGCGAATAGAACTACGGGCCACTTTGGCTTTTTTTGCCAAATTTACCTGACTCGTTCCACCCCTGAGCCGTATAACATTCTGGCCGATAATGGAAAACCATTTTACCAGATGTTCATCTAATTCCATTTTTCTCATTTTCTATTCTAAAAGTCAATCATTTATATCCTCCTTGTAAGCCCCGTATTTTTAATACCATAAAAAACTTATTTTGTAAATATGCCTTTTTAAATAGTTTTACCCTCTTGACAAACCATATATTTTTGTTCTATTATAAAGACACAATGGCCGATAACAAGAACAAATTTATCCCAAATCCAGAACCACAGGAAGAACTTATCCAAAGATTTTTTGCCTGGGCAAACATCACGAAAAAAAGCCCCTCTGAAATAGCCGAAGCGATTGGAGCGAGTCGCGGATGGGTGACTTTGGCAAGACAGGGCAAAATTAAGTCTGTTCGAGCTCCACGGCGAAAACGAATCCTTGAAGTTTTGGGGATGTCTCAGTGAACCACGCTAATCCTTCCCCGGTCATCCAGGACATAGCAGAGGTCGTCCTCACCAAAAAGGATTTGGCCCGGCGTTGGAAGGTCAGCACAGACACCATAGACGAACTCATCCGCGATCGCGTCCACGGCGTTCAGTCCTTCCGGGTCGGCCGTCAAGTCCGGTTCAGGCTGCGCGATGTCGAAGAATACGAAAAACGGAATCTGACTAGGATGCGAAAATTTTGAGTATCCCATTGCGAAGGGAAGGATAAACAAACCGATGTCAAACAACAATCCGAACGTTCCCCACGGAACGGATTGGCAATGCCTCATGAATTACAAATTCAACCTCCAGCGCGAAGGACGACGGCTTGATAAGAAAATCATCGCCCATGAGCTTGAAATAAAAGAGGACACGTTCCAACGCCATTTAAACGGGACGATTCAAAGCAACGGAGATTTTGTCCGCGACCTCACGCGCGCCGTTCTCAAACATTATCCCAGCGAGCTTGAATTCATCGAATTCTTTTTGCCAAGAGGCTTCCGCGTCGTTCATGAAAAAGAAATTCAGGACGGCAAGAACGAGCATCAAATAGTCGAAGTTTCCATCCTCTCCGGGAAGGTTCAAGAGATCGTTGAGCAAGCCTACGCAGACGGCAAGATCGACAAGGCGGAATCGAAATCGATCTTCAGGAAGGTAGCTGTCCTTCAACACGTTTTGACGGAAATCAATGAAAAGATCAAAGGCGAAGTCGCATGATTAAAAATTACACATCTTCCGTTCCCGTCGAGCGGACGATCATGCGGATCGAAATGGAATTGATCGAAGGCGGAGCGATAGGAATTCAAAAAGAATATAACGACGGCCAATTAAAGGCGATTTGTTTTTCCATTGCTTCACCCGAAAAGCGGCTTTTATCAATTCGACTTCCTTCCGACATTGAGGCTGTCTATGAAGTTTTTAAATCTCAGGTTAAAAAGCCGCGTCCGGGAACGTTCGAAAATCTTCATGCTCAAGCTGAACGGACGGCATGGAAGTTAATTCAGGATTGGGTAGAGATTCAAATGTCTCTTATCAAAATGAGACAAGTCGAATTTTTACAAGTTTTTCTTCCCTATATTTGGAATGGCAAAGAGACTTTTTATGCGGTTTTGAAACAGGGCGGATTCAAAATGCTGACCCAGGGAGTCAAATGAGCCCAGTAAAATCGCCTGGAATAGCCCAGGATATTGATAATAAGCGTTCTAATGCGTTCGAAACGGGGTTAACGTCTAAAGCATCGAAATATCCCGCCCGGCCCTGTGGCTGGTGTAAAACGCCATTTCGTCCAAAACGAGAATCGCCATTAAAACCGGCCGAACATTGTTCAGGCCCATGCCGTTCTGCTCATTGGAGGGAACGGAATAAAAGGGGAGCTGCCGTTTTCTCTAAGCGGCTTGAGTTAATCGAATCTCGTTTAACCGCCATCGAATCAAAACTCAAATAGAGGAGGCCATCATGCCTTTCAAAGGTTATCGGGAAATATCGAGGAGTACGGACTGGGGATCGGAAAGTAATCCGACTCTTGAGCAAATCAACGCTGGCTCCATGCTCCGCATTGCCGACGCTATGGAAAAAATGACCCAAAGTTTCGATGCGCTCCGGGCAGATCGAGATTATTGGAGGGGAAGGGCTGAGGATTGGGAATGCAAGGCAAATAGATTGTCCCGTAGCATCGCTGCCCTTCGTGGTTATATCACACGGCTCAAGAGGAAAATATAGAGGAGGACATCATGTCGCGTCTAGTCTATCGAATTCAATGCATTCTCAAGGCTAACCAAACCTATTTCCAACAAATGACTTCTATTGGCCCGATGTTCGGAGCAACGAAAGAAGAGGCTCGTGTATTTTCATCGAAAAAAGAAGCCCTAAAAATTCAAGCCTCACATTGGGGATTCATCGAGAGCAAAATCGTTGCGGAGAAGAGAGAAACATCATGACCAAGCAACGCCGGGACTTAATCCGTCACGAAAAGACGCGCTGGCAGAAAGCGCGGGTCACATGGAAAAAGGCGAACCCTATTTTAGCGGCAGAGAAGACCCAGGCCAATTTAATGGATAGCGCACGTCGGGCCGTTGCGCGCGGGGATCGCGAGCTCGCGCGGGCGCTCAAGGCCGAGAATAAATTTCAAGCGTATCTAAAGCGCCGGGCCGAACGGGAAGAGGCGCGCAATCTCAAGGGCGCGGCCAAGCCGAAGGCCATCGTCAAGCCATCGATCTTCAAGCGAATCGGTAAGGCATTTAATTCGGCGATTAATCGGATGACAAGGATTCACCGCCCGGCCGGCGGCGCGCGGATAGCGGGGGCGAAGTGAGTTACGATACACAAAAAGCAAAAT